TGCCCGTGTCAATATTAGCTAAAGCAGTTACATTTACCGCTCCTACACTAACCGTAGCCGATTGTCCAGTTAATCCCATAACTTGATCTGCAGGATCTATTGTGCCAACAGAGCTTGTTGCAGAAACACCTGTTAATCCCATGACATCAGCAGGTGTTAAAGCACCTGTTGAAGTAGTTACAGCTTGACCAGTTAAAGTTTCAACCGCAGAACCTAGTCCTACTAAAGATCCTAAAGTAGTTTCTATCTCTAATCCTGATAAAATAGCTGCATCATTTGGAACAGTAACAGAACCTAAATTACTTGTAATTGAAAATCCTGATGGAAAGACAGCTGTACCAACGAATGCAACCGAATCACCTAAAGTTGAAGTTATGGCTTGTCCTGTTACAGATACATCTTCGTTCGGTGCAACAGCTGTTCCTTGTGCTGAAGTTATAGCTTGTCCTGTTAAACCCATAAATTGATCTGCAGGGTCTATCACACCAACCGCTGCGGTGGATGAAATACCTGTTAAGGCAAAAGAAACATCTATTACATTTGTAATTGTTCCTAAAGTAGATTGGAATAACACTCCACCAACTTCTACTGTTTTTGGTATGACTGGTGATATAGATCCAGTTGAAGCTGTGGATGAAACACCAGATGGTTCAACAGTAACTGCAATGACATTACTAATTGTGCCTAATGAAGTTGTAGATGCTATGCCTGTTAATGAAACTGTCTCGTCTGCAAGATTACCATACTCACCATCATTCCATGCTTTTGCACCCCAACCAGTTGCAAGTAAAGCATCACGGTTCCAATACGCTTGGCCCCAGGTGAATCGACCCCATCCTGAAGAAACCGACATAGTGGTCCTCCTATGTAGGAAACTGAATTGTGAAAGTTCCGTTAGTCGCTGTTTTGTCAGAACCAAAAGCGATCGCAGCAACAGCTTTGTTTGAATCTGATGAATTGTAGATTAACGCACCATTAGCTGTAAAAGAAGCAGAACTAAAACTTACGTCTGCAAAATCACAAACTGCAGTTGTGCTATCAGCAACTGGAGTAACACTTGTTAATGTAGCGCCACCAGATGTGTATGCACTTCCAGATGTGTTTGTAATTTCTTCTGATGTTGAGAATGCAGTTGTTCCTGCACCTAATGTTGCATCGCTATCATATAAAGCGATTTTATAAGTGTCGCCTGTTGTTGCTGTAAAATCATGAACTCCTTTTAAAAGTTCTACTTTAAAACTTGTACAAATCGCTGATGTTATTGCCATAAATTATCTCCTATGGGTTTGCTGAGTTTACTGGAATTCTGACTGCACCATCTGTATAGTCGTCTCTTCTTCGTCTTCCAACTTGCTCGTTAGCAAACTTCTGTACTTCTTGTTTATACTTTTGCTCATACAAAGTCAACATATCTGCTGGGCCTTTTAAAAAGCCATAAGTCTCTGCCAAACAGCAATATAACAGGCCATTTGGGAAATTTAAGCTAATATAGTTGGTGTCATCATTCTCTAAAAGATCAGGCATTTTATTGTAATGCACTCTAAATTTATAGTTAGTGTTAGGGGTAGGAGATAAAAATATACGCCCTGAATTAGTGTCAGCTTCACCTGTGGCACCACCAAACATAGCATAGTATTTTGGTTTACCTTGTGCTGCAGCTGTTCCTGTGATCGGTTGATATTCTTGTAGGTAGGTTACATCTTTTTTCTCTAACCATGTATTAGATCCTGTAAGCACGGCGCTTGAATCATAAACTTGTATGCCTCTGATAAATAAACATCCTGCAGGGGCATTGATTGTTTCTTGTCCTGGAACTAAATTACCAGATTGTTGTCTTCTATCAGCATCAATAGGGACATCTCTCATAATTCTATATTGTGCATTTAAAATAATATTTTCTAAAACAGCGTCTGTTAAAACATTCGAATCTGTTTCAGTATAACTTTTAATTTGTGTTTTTAATCCTGATGCGCTTAATCCTGCCATTATGCTTGTTGTGTAACTGGTCCAGCGGACGCAGATCCACCTCCTCCTATTTCTGTTAATGAAGCTGTTGCTCCAGATGGAAACGTATAATTATTAGCATCTGTTTTAGTAATTGTAAATCCACTTGAGCCATTTATAGTAGCCGCCGGTATACCACCAACTAGTTCAGCATCTCTGAATCTAACAACGTCACCTGTAGATCTGCCATGATTCGGTTCATTAACCGAAACCGTTGCAGAGCCACTTGTTGCTGTAAATGCATTTAAAGGTAAAAGTCTAGGTGTGGCAGGTTCTATTCTTGGTGGTCTAACATTACGCAAAGATATTGCATCACCATTCATAGGTTTTGGTTCTAATTGTGGTTGCTTTGGTTCAAATTCTGATATGTGCACAAAAGATCCATTCCACTCTCTAACCATTTCTTTATATGGAAAAGTCATTCCTGATCTATCTGACACTGCTTTTGCGTATTTTCCTGTTGCGTATTTTGCCATTATGTACTTGGGTAATAAGCTTTAGGTGTAATGTATGTGCTTGAAGCTGACCCATCCTCCGCTAATGCTCTTGCTAATTCATCTTCATAAACTAATTTCATGGGTTGAATTAACTCTGGCTTATATTTTTGTGATAAATAATATGCAAGTCCTGATACCATGCAAGGCACAAATCTAAATGGCACATCACTTGCGTTTGTGTAATCTCCAACATCTTGTGTAGGGTAAATATGTATTCTAACTTTATCTATAAATCTTTCTACCCAATACTGATTCGGTGTTCCTTTTGATAATTTATTAGAAAAAGCTGCATAAGTAGATCTATCTACTTTTGTCATTGGCGAATCAGATTGAGTTGTTTGAGTTCTGTTAGATCTTAATTGTGCCTCTAACACGTCAGATATACCAAACACACTAGCTGGATCTGTAGTTGTAGCCGATGTCCCATCATCACTAGATCTAAAAAAGTCATAATCAGACTGACCCTCTATTAAATCTAAATTAGTAGAACCTATTTCCCAGTAGTGAATACCTCTGTTTCCCCATTCTTGAAATAAAATATTAAGGGATCTTCTAGCTGATTTTAATTGATAACCAGATACGTTTTGTAAACCAATACGCTCGTGAGCTTCTTCTATTATCTCATCGATAGCAAAAGTTTTGTCGAACGTAACTGTTCCAGAAGTAGTGTTAGCCATTTAAACTCCTTAGCCGGTATATCCGATAGTAACAGATGTTGTATTTGTTAAATCTAGAAATACTCCAGTTTCACATCTTATACCACTTCCAGGGACATAGATATCTATTCCTTCAGTTCCGCAGTTGCCTTCGAATACTAAAGTTCCAGACGCACTTGTTCCATCGTAAAGTTTGATATTACTGTTAGCCACTCCTTCTACTTGAATGTACGTGACTCTAGCTGGTCCTAATGCAGCTCCTGATGTTCCATCGAAATCAGTTACAGTTCCAAACCTACCATCTGAAGTTCTACAAGAAAACTTTTGATCTGATAATGCCATGTTTTACTCTCCTATTGGTGTGGGTGAGTGACAAGATCCACATTGGTCTTGCACTTCTCACCCACATATATTTATTAACTTACTGCTGCACTAAATGGTGTAGCTAAGTTTCCTGTTCCTCCTGTAAATACTTCAACTGCATATTTACCTGAAGCTAAAACAGTACACTCAATTCTAGCGTGCGTTACGCCGCCAGTTGTACTTCCATTTAAAGTTATAGTGTCAGAAGTAGATGCCGTCATGAATCCTTCCATGTTGTCACTTGTATCAGTGTCAACGATAGTTGCCATTCCTGTCATAACATCTGTTGCGTTTGCAACCTGAACAACCAAGTCTCCCGTTTTAGTGATAGAATTTATGATAGTAAATTTAGCACCAACGTTACTTAAGTTATTTAGATCTGCATCTGGTCCTGCAATACCTGAATCAGCGTTAGCAACTGTAGCTGGCAACGTGTAAGTTACCGCTCCTGCTGCATCATTGTGTATGATTTTTCCAGCATGTGAATCCACTGTAAGTGAAATACTAGAATCTGCATCTACAACGTTAGCTGGTCCTGTTTGGATGAATCCTTTTTTGGATATCACCGGACCTGTAAATGTAGTTTTTGCCATATTATAATCCTCCTAGTTTACGAACATAGTCTCTAGGCCGTCGACTATACGCGTCTATGTCCTTTTTATAATTGTATAGTAAGAAAGTTATACTCTTATTTTTTCAAGAGTGCAAGAGAGCCTGTACTTTGGTTTGATATTTATCCAAGATGTAGCTTT